CGACTTCTTTGCGTTGATTGATGAGGTTGTTGCCAGTGCTAACGATGCCGATTATATTCGTGGTCCCGCTGGTACAGCGGCGACCACTGGTGCCCAAGTTTATGATGCTGGTCTTACAGATATGCCATCAGATTTGGTTGACATTACCAGCCTCAGTTATAATGTTCGCTATAGACAGTTCAGTCGTGTTGACGACACCTTGGGGTTTACATTTCTTGTTGAGTCATCTGGCGGTACAGCATACACTAACACTGTTACTGTTGCGAACGTCACGACTACTACTTTCACTAGTTCTGGTGTTACTGCTTTCACTTTAACGTCTGCTGGTTTGGCGGCATCTAAGGCAGATTGGGACTCTGCCGTTCTGAGCATAGGTCAAACCTATTCGGCTAGCATGAGCAATGACAACGCCTATGTTGCTATTAGTGCTATTGAAATTACTGGCGTGTATGATGCCGCCAGTACTGTCACTGGGACAGCATCTAGTTCGGGCACTGGTTCTAGTTCCGCTAGTCGTGTTATATCTAAACTAAGGACTGCTAGTGCTAGTGCCACTGGTTCTAGTTCTGCTAGTGGAACCCGTACCGTTCCCAGAACTGCCACCTCTAATGGTCTAGGTTCTAGTACTACCACTAGGGTTGTAACAGGTATCCGTACTGCTTCTGCTAGTGGTGTTGGTTCCAGTAACATATCTACGCTTGTTACTAGAATCAGAACTGCGTTTGCTAGTGGCACTGGTTCCAGTACTGCCCTGTTTGCCGCCACTATAACAAAGACTGCTTCTGCTAGTGGTACTGGTTCTAGTGCTGTCGTATCTTCCAGGTTGCTTAGTGGTAGCGCCACGTTAACTGGTGTTGGTTCTTCTAATGTTATTTTTATTCGCACACTTATTCGTACAGCCAGCCAACCATCTCTAGGTTCCAGCCTGGTTGTTTCTGGCAGGGCTATCCTTAGGGAAGCGTTATCTCACGGTCAAGGCGATACACTGATTGCCACATGGAAGAACGCTGGTGTAACATTAAATGAAAATATCAAGATGCCACCTTTCTGGGTGGATGCTAAACCGAAGTTTGTTCGTAGGAGACTCTAGTGGAAATTAATGAACTGGTACATGAACGTGAATGGCGTTCATGTCGTGTTAAGAAGGACGGGTCTGTCCAGGAACAGTTGGATGCGTTTGAACATTTCTGTCAGAACTATTGGTATATTAAACATCCTGAGCGTGGACGTATCAAGTTTGAGTTGCGTGAAGCGCAACGAGAAACGGTACGTTCCTGGCTGACGAACCGCTATAGTGTAGTCCTGAAGGCACGCCAGATTGGTTTCTCCACTCTGGCGGCGGCATACTGTTTCTGGCTGACGTTCTTTGAGGACGACAGGTTTGTCGTCATGCTATCAAGGACTGAGCGTGAGGCTATGAAGTTGCTTCAGAAGTCTAAGTATGGTTATCGTTGGTTGCCTGAGTGGATGCGTATTCGTGGACCACGACTGTTGACGGACCATCAGTTGAAGATGGTGTTTGACAACGAGTCGGCTATAGAATCTTTACCTAGTTCTAATGACCCTGCCCGTGGTGAATCGGTGTATCTTGTGGTTGTGGACGAGATGGCGTTCTTGCCTAACCCTGATGAAGCGTGGGCATCTATTGAACCTATTGCCGACATTGGTGGTCGTGTCATATGTCTCAGTACTGCTAACGGTTCAGGTAACTTTTTTCACAAACTGTGGGTTGGTTCCCAAACGGGAACCAACTTGTTTAAGGGTATCTTCTGGTCTTGGGAAGCAGGCGACCGCAACGAAGATTGGTACGAAGTCAAGAAGAAATCTTTACCGTCATGGCAGTTGCACCAGGAATATCCACGTTCCCCTGAGGAAGCGTTCATCAAGTCGGGTAACCCTGTCTTTGACCTGGAGGTTATTGATTCCATTATTCCGTCTGAACCTACGGTTGGTTTGTTGACGATTGGTTCCGAGGATGTCAGGTTTGTTATCTCTAATGATGGTCCCCTGAAGGTTTGGGAGGAACCAATTGTGGACGGCAAGTATGTGATTGGTGCTGACGTTGCTGAAGGATTGTCCCATGGAGACTATAGTTCGGCTCATGTGATTAACGCTAGTACGGGGCTGGTTGCCGCCCATTGGCATGGACGCATTGAACCAGACCTGTTCGGGGATATGCTAGCAGAACTAGGGTGGATGTTTAACTCCGCTTTAGTTGGGGTGGAGAACAACAACCACGGTCTAACAACCATCAAAGCCTTGCAACGCACAGGATACAGGAACATTTACCGCCAACGTCGTCTAGCCCAGGCTCGTCCTGTGGCTACGAACATTCTGGGTTGGCGTACTACAGCATCTTCCAAGCCGTTGATGGTTGATGAACTTGCGGCGGCTATCCGTAACGAGGACATTGATATCTGTTGTGAGTACACGATTGGGGAGTTGAGGACGTATGTTCGCAAGGAGAACGGTAAGATGTCAGGTTCCCCTCATGACGACCGTGTTATCTCGCTGGCTATCGCTAACCAGATGCTAAAGTTTGTGTATATGCCTGAGTATTATGTGGGGGAGAATATCCCTAGAAACTCGCTGGCTTGGTGGGAACAGTTCCTAGTTGGGGAGAAAGCCCCCACTGCCCAGCCGATTGGTTCCTATAATGTTCGGCATGGGGCTGGAACCACCCGATAATGGCGAACGATACTCCTATTAGTATGGAAACATTTAACTGCGAGAAATGTGGTAAGCCGACGGTGGTGGAAGTAATTCACCGTCGTGGTTTGGTATGTTTCAAATGCCATGTATCCACAATCAACCTGGGGTTCTCCCACGGGAAATCGGACTTTCACGGTCCAACTATCAAGGAACGTCAAGAACAGCAGGTTGCCCAGGCGAAAGCCGCAGGCATTAACGCTGAGCCTGTTGGGACTAGGTGGATTTAATATCTAATGTGGTGGGTTCCTATTGCTTGCGCTTTGATTGGTGGTCCCATGATGTGGGGTTTACACAAGTTTGACCAACGCAACAGCGTCCAACACGCCCAGTCCCTGGGGTTATTGGGACGTATAGAAAACAAACTAGAAAAACTAGATGACCGTGTTCATGCCCATATCCATTGGCATGCACACACAGAAAAGAAAGAGGAAAAACATGAAGTATTCTGATTCAGTTAAGCGAGCATTGGCTACGTTTGTATTTGCTTTCACTGGCGTTCTTGTCGGTGGAGCATTAGGAACCATCCCCGTATGGGAGTCCGCATTGTGGGCTGGCGCTGGTGCAATTATTAACTTTGTTTACCGTGCATCGGAAGCATACTTGGCTAAGCCAAAGGGAGAATGACTAGATGGCTCGTCCCTCTAACAATGAAATACTAGCCAGGTATCGTAAGAAGATTACCGCCAGCCGACGTTGGCGGAAAGAAGAATCCTACGACGAAACATGGAAACGTCTAGTGGATATGTACCGTGGTCGTCACTACGAGTACTTCACAGACGAAGATAGAATCCTAGTGAACATGATTTTCTCTACGGTGAACGTCATTGCCCCTAGTATTTCTGTTAACTATCCGAAGATTACGGTGGCGGCAGTGGACCCCGAGAAGGCTCCTAATGCTGTTATTGCCGAGTCTGTCGTTAACTATTGGTGGAGGCATCGGGACATTAAGACGGAGTTCCGTCGTGCAGTAAAAGACCTGCTGATTATTGGTCATGCTTGGGTTAAGGTCGGCTATAGGTATGTTGAGGAAGAACGCATCGGCAACGATGAGGATGTCAACGACCCCAACCAGCCAGAGAACTATAGTACTACTAACAACAACGTACTAGAAGATGCGCCGTTCGTAGAACGCCTCAGCCCGTTTGATGTGTTTGTGGACCCTGACGGTACCAGCATGAACGACATTAAATGGATTGCTCATCGTACCCGCCGTCCCATTAGTGATGTGCGTTCCGACCGTAGGTACAATCGTACCGCACGGGAGAACGTGAACGCAGTATCGTACTCTCGCTATAGTGTTGATGAGCCTGCACACCGTAAGATTAACGACAAAGATGAAGGCTATGCCGACATCTTTGAGTTCTACGATTTGCGAAACAATACTGTATCAGTGTTCGCTGAAGGTGGAGAATCGTTCCTGATTAAACCACAGCAGATGCCATATGCTTTCGGTCATCCTTTCGTCATGTTACGCAACTATGATGTCCCCGACCAGTTCTATCCTATTGGTGATGTGGAGGCGATTGAGCCACTACAGAGGGAATTGAACGCTACTAGAACCCAGATGATGAACCATCGTAAGAAGTACGCCCGCAAGTATCTGTTCCGTGAAACATCCATTGATGCTAACGGTCGGTCCGCTATGGAATCCGATGAGGATAACGTGATGGTCCCCGTCATCGGGGACGCACCACTAGCAGATGTGGTCCAGCCGTTCCCTGCGTTGATGAACCCACCAGAGTTTTATAACCAATCCGCTATGATTGAACAGGACATTAACACCATCAGTGGTGTAGCCGAGTTCATGCGTGGGTCAGTATCTGAGATTCGTCGTACAGCCACAGAAGTTGGGCTACTACAAGATGCCGCTAATGCCAGGACAGCAGACAAGTTGGCTACTGTTGAGGCGGCTATTGCTGGTATCGGACGTAAACTGTTGGCTCTTAGTCAGCAGTTCTTAACTGGTATCCAGGTTGCTCGTATTATTGGTCGTGACGGTGAACCTATTTGGATTAAGTATGACCGTGACTATATTGCTGGCGAGTTTGACTTTGATGTGGTTGGTGGTTCCACAATGCCAAACAACGAATCAGCCCGTCGTTCCCAGGCGGCTGAACTAGTGGCGGCTATGATGCCGTTCGCTAGTGCAGGTATTGTGAATATGCAGAAGTTGGGTGCTTACGTTCTGCAAAACGGTTTCAATGTTAAAGACCCTGAGGCTTTCTTTGTTGAACCTGAACCAGAACCTGAAGAAGGACCACCACCCCAGGGTGGTATGCCTCCAGGTATGCCTCCTGAAATGATGGGCGGTATGCCACCGATGGGACCACCACCTATGGGTGGAGTTCCAGGAGATGTACCCTTAGACCCAGCATTACTAGAGTTGCTAATGGCTCAGCAGATGCCTGCTGGTCCTGGCGTACCTATGGGGGAGTCTATTCCTCCTGAGTTGCTGGCAATGCTAATGGCGGCTGGTGGTGCTATGCCGAACGTGGCAGGGGTGCCACCACAAGTTCTGGAGGGTTTATCCCCTCTGGACCAACCACTAATCTAGTAGTTGGCGAACGATACACCTATATGTAGAGCAACCATTATGGACTCTAGTTTGGAGAAATACTGTGGATAACATAGAAGCCGTTGAATCTGCCCCCGTAGAGGGACAAGCAGTGGAGTCGGAAGTTGGGCAAGCAACCGAGCCTAGCGCACCTAGTTACGATTATATTAACGTGGACGAACTTGGAGACAAGTACGTCAAAGTTAAAATTGATGGTCAAGATTTAGATGTGCCAGTTAAGGAAGCCTTAAGCGGATACCAGCGTCAATCGGATTATACCCGTAAGACACAGGAATTGGCTACCCAGCGAGAAAGCCTACAATATGCGGCAACTTTGGCTGAAGCATTGCAAGCAGACCCTAAAGGAACTTTAGATTTACTGAGTCGGCATTTTGGAGCAGATACGTCTGCCAACCAAGCCAACGAGGAACTAGAGTTCATGGACCCGATAGAACGTCAGGTCTATGAGTTGAACCAAAAGGTTCAGTCCTTTGAAAATGCCCAGGCACAGCAAGAGTTGGAGCGTGAAATAGGCAGGCTAAGTAGCAAGTATCAAGACTTTAATCCGAGCGAGGTTATCAACCACGCTCTACGAAGTGGGGTAACTGATTTGGAAGCGGCATACAAACAAGTAGCGTATGACCGTCTAGCCCAAGAGGTTGCCGCTATCCGTGGGGCACAACAGGTTGTGGCATCCAAGGAGCAACAGGTCATTGATGCGAAACGAAACGCAGGTTTCGTTTCTGGTGGAGTTTCCGCCAATGGTGCTACAGAACCTGTCGGAAGAATAACATCTGTGGCGGATGCGTGGCTTGCCGCTAAACGACAGATGGGAATGTAAACACACCTATCAAACAAACTGGAGTAAATTATGAGTAACCCAAACTTTGACCAACTGTTAGCAACTACACTTGCTAACTATCGGGACCAACTGACAGACAACATTTTCACGGCTCGCCCGTTGACCTACTTCCTTATGGATAAGGGTCGGATTCGTATGTTGGATGGCGGAACTAAAATTGTTGAGCCGTTAATCTACGGTCAGAACGGAACTGTCGGTTCCTACAGCGGATATGACACTATCTCGTTGACTGCCCAAGATGGTATCACTGCCGCAGAATACGAATGGAAGCAGTACGCCGCATCCATCGCTATCAGCGGAATTGAAGAAGCCAAGAACAACGGCGAAGCCGCAATCTTAAACTTGCTTGAAGCCAAAGTGATGCAGGCTGAGGAGTCATTGCGTGAAGGTTTTAACGTGATGTTCTTCGGTGACGGAACTGGCAACAGTGGCAAGAACTGGAACGGCTTGGGCAACCTGGTTGAAGCCAGTGGCACCGTTGGTGGCATTAACCGTGCGACTGCTGGTAACGAATACTGGCGTTCCTATGAGGAGAACACCGCTGGTGCGTTGACTCTCGCTCAGATGGCTACCGCCTATAATAGCGTGTCGGTCGGCAACGACCATCCCGACATGGTGTTGACCACCCAGACTTTGTACGAGAAGTACGAGTCCTTGCTACAGCCACAGTTGCGTTACACTGACACCAAGACAGCAGATGCTGGATTCCAGAACCTGCTGTTCAAGGCGGCTCCAGTAACGTACGATGTGCATACTACCGCTGGCGTTGTGTACTTCCTTAACAGCAAGTACCTCAGCCTGGTTGGGCACAGTGGCAAGTGGTTCTCACAGACGGAGTTCGTCCGTCCAGAGAACTTGGATGCGAAGTATGCCCTCATTATGTGCTACGGTAACCTTACTTGCCGTAACGCTAAGAAGCAGGGTAAACTTACCGCCAAGACTGCCTGATGATTTGGTGGGGTATCCTAACGGATACCCCACCAACATCTAATAAACAAACATTAACAAAAGGAATATCATGGCTTCAAAGAAAAAAGCAGTAGTAATGCCACAAGCAAGTAACCTGACACCTCCTAGTGCTACTGGTGTACCCGCTAAGGGTCCAGCGAATCCTGCCACTAAGGGTTCTGCCCGTGGTATTGAAAAGAAGGCGGCTGGTATGGCTAAGCGTACCGCCAACAAGCCCACCGCAACTGGGGTTGCCAAGAAGCCTACGACTCCTGGTACCCGTGGCAAGTTGAAGAAGAAGGTTGCTGGACCTAGTGTTGGTTCTGGCAAGAAGGGTATGTACTGGTAGTAGATTCTTATGCCTAGCGTACCCGCTTATGCCTATTATGGCAAACCTCAAAACGACTATAGATTGGCGCACGTTGATAACGGTCGCCTTGCGGCACCTAGTGGACCGTACATTGGTCGTGGCAATAAATGCACTGGCAACGAGGACACTTGTGAAGGTAACCGTGCCAAAGGCACGGAGTACTGCATGGGTCATCTGCGTCAGATGCTAAAAGAACAGAACAAATCCCAGGAGGTGACAGATGGCGCAGACGAGACTGACACTGAATGATATTGTCACCCGTGTGCGTGAAGTCACCGAACTGGATAGCACTGATGTTCCTACGAACATTATCCAAATGTATATCCGTGACGGTTATAACCGCATCATAGATTTGGAACGTCGTTGGACGTTCCTGGAAACTAAGTTCAGTATGACTACCACCGCTATGGTGGGAGAATATGAGATTAATGACTTCACGACTGATGACATCCGTGAGGTCATTTCTGTTGTGGATGATGAGGGCACCCGACTAGAGTTCATTTCGTATGACGAAGCAGAAGATTTGTTCCTAGATGTCACAACCCCCATTAAGCGTCCTATCATGTACTCCATGTGGGGCGGTAAACTATATTTGTTTCCGACACCTAATGCTACTTACACTGCTACTGTCCGTGCGTATCGTTACCCTGAGGATTGGGTGACCGCCAACGGAACCGTTGACGGTCCCGCCACATTTGATATCCCCTTAGTTTATTATGCCGTGTCCCGCATCTACCAGTCGCAAGAGGAACTGCAAACTGCCGCACGATATGAGCAGTCGTTCACTGACGCTATTAGCATGGCACGCCGTGACTTGACCCGTCCCCCCAGTAACGCTCCCGTCGTGTTTGCTGGTGGTTCCCGTAAGCGTCTGCTACGAGGTAGCGACTGGTCATACTAGGAGGATGCTTAGATGATTCGCAGTATCCGTACCGACAACTTCACTGGTGGTTTGAACCTTGATGCCAACGCTTTCAGTTTGGACGATAATCAAACCAATGATGCGCTAAATGTGGACTTCAACCCTAAGGGTGGAGTGTCAACCAGATGGGGTTTTAAGCGTGTAAACACCGCCGCTATCGGCGGTGGTGGTGCGGGTTCCATCACAATCAACCGTCTGTTCCCCTGGGATAACTCGTCACGACGTTTACTAGTTAGTACTGCCAACAAAGTGTACGCTTACCCTAGTGCTACTGCTGGCGCACTAGACGATTTGTCTATCACACATGACGCTACGTTTGGTGCTAGTTTTTCTACTTGGGATGATGGGGCTACTAATGAGGTTTATATTGCTTGTGGTCACGGTAACGTCTGTCGTAAGGTTACTGGCGTTACTGTTACCAATCTAACCTCTAGTGGTACTAGTGCATGGCAGGATGACTTAACTAATCCCAATGGTACACACATGCCACGGGCACAACTAGTTGCATCTCACAACGAAAGACTATGGGTTGCTAACACCTACGAGAATGGTGTAGCCCAACCTAACAGAGTCAGGTTTTCTCACCCGTTGTTCCCTGAGTCGTGGCGTTCAGATGACTTCGTTGATGTGGTCGCAGGTGGACCCAAGATTACTGGCATAGTGCCATTCGGTGGTTTCCTGCTGGTGTTCAAAGAGAAAGCCGTGTTTGCCTTATACGGGTTTAACGAGGAAACATTCCAGTTGGTGGACATCTCTCGCAGTGTCGGTGCGGTAGCACCTAACTGCGTTGTGTCCACAGAACGAGGAGTATATTTCTTTTCTAACCCTGAGGGTGTGTTCTTGTTTGATGGCAAAGAACTAAAGGATGTGTTCGCTAATGTGCGTCCGTTGCTGATTGATTCTGAGATTTCCGAGCAGGCTGTCCAGGGTATGAGCATGGGCTATGCCAATAGACGACTGTATCTTAGTTTGCCTGCTGGCGAAGATGTCGTTGACATCCTCGCATATGACTCTAGTGTTGAGGAATATGAGCAGGAGGAACGCAAATATAATGGCGCAACGCAAGCATCCTTACCTACTAGAACTTTCGTGTATGACGAATCTGTGGGCAAAGGTGCGTGGACAGCATATCAAACCGCAGATGGTTTCGGACTAGTTAACCCTGTGGACTTTTTGGGGCAGGACTCTAAGATTCTACATGTTGCCGCCCACCCCTATCAGCCGTATTTACTTAGTATTGATGTGCGTGAAAACCTTAGTGAGGATAACATCACTGGCACTAGTGCGGCGTTTGAATCGTATTGGATTACTAAATGGCAGGACGCTAAGAATGTTGGAGCCAAAAAGTTTTGGCGACGACCTGAAATTATTTTCCGTCGTGAACTAGACGTAGCCCAGGTACGTGTGGATGTGTACCAAGATTGGGATTCGTTTACACCTGTTAAGTATTTCATGTTGACCCCTCCTGAGGCGACACCTGGTGTTGGCGAAGGTACCACCTGGGGTGAACCAGAGTTCGGTGCAAGCCACCTATTTGCGGATTCTTTGGGTTTGGCACGGGCTGTCAAACTAAAGATATCTAATACGACCACTAGTCCGTGGGCTGTGTATTCTATTGTGTACCGCTTCAACCCACGAAAGAACAAGGTCTAGTATGCCACGCAAATTGTGGACCAGCCCGATGCTCCCGTTCTTCAGGGGGTCCGACAGTGTACCGTCGTCCCGTTCTTTCCAGTCTTTAACTGAATACCTTAGGGGTCATGTCGGGTATTGGCAGGATGTGACTGGTACCACTGACGCTAACGGATTCGTGAACTTTAGTATTGATTGCGGGTTTGACCCAGTTAGTGTGCTAGTTGCGGAACATTACGTGGACGGTTCCGCCCACGATATGGGTCCGTTCCATATCCACGACTACTCTAAAACTAATCTGAATGTCCACTTTCTTACCAAGGCGGGGCAAGACAGGGCGACCCATGCGGTGCGTATCTGCTACATGATGCTACCCGATACGGGCGAACGATAGGGGTATATTGATGAGTATGTTTACTAGTACAGATAATAATGGTCTGTTAAACGATTACGGCTTCCAGGAGGCTAAAGCCCGACGTAATCGTATGCTTGAACGTGCCCAATATGACTATAGTGCCAACGAGTTGAATCGCAAACTATCCCAAGGGATGGTTGATATCGGACAAAAATACTCTAGGGGGATGGAACCTCAGGTAACCCAATATACTGGTAGGGGTTTGGGTCGTTCTGGTATTTTTCAGCGTGCCATGAAGAACTATGTGGAATCACAACAGCGTGAAGTTGGCGACTTGACTGCTGGTGCCCAGTCTGCTTTAGGTGAACTAAATCTTGGAGAACAAGCCGCAGGTGTATCCCTGCAAGATGAATTGGACCGCATCCAGCGTGCCAAGTATTCGGAGATTCTTAATGCGGCGGCACAACTAAAAGCATGGGCACCTTACGGTGCCCTATATTCGGGGAACTAGGAGACTACTATGGCTATTCAAAATGTTTATTCTGGGACTGGAGTTAAGCCACGACCTACAGGAACTTCTACACTGACTGCTTCACAAGTAGGAGATATATTTGGCAACAGGGAACCTTCAATGATTTCAGCCACTGGTGGTTGGAACGCACCGTTCTCTATCCCAGCGTACACTATACCTGGGGCAATGCCCAGAACTGGTGGTACTGGTGTTGTTGCTAGCCCATTGTCTGGTTTTGGATTTCGTGGTACTCAAAACGAAAAAACAAAACCAACCCAGCAGGGAATCAGATGGGATGATATTATATCTAGAGTTGGTCAACCATACGGCACATTGCAAGCACGTCTAGCAGATTTGGTTAACGCTGAACGTGGCAACATTCAATCTGGTGCTAGTCGTGCCGCCACATATCTCAGTGAAATGGACCCAATGGCGGCGTATCGTGAAACGATACCCGCCTTGCAAGCCCCTACTGCGGCGGCATCAACATATCTGGGTGCTATTGGTGCGGACCCTGCACAAGTCCAGGCATTGCAGAATCTTCAGAACCAGATGCTATCATCTCAGGCTACGGGTCAAACTAACTTTGGTCAGGCTGTAGATACGTCGCAAAATAACTATAGGTTGGCACAGTTGGCTGATGTGTACGCTAACCAGCAACGTGCTGATGCGGCGTTGGGGCAACAGTATGGTGCCCAGACTGCCGCCATTGATATGGCACGCATCAACCAGGAGAACGCTGTACGTCAGCAACTGTTGGAGTTGCAGTTGCAGTTGGTTCAGATGGCGGCATCAAAAGATGGTTCTTCTAGAGCATTAGAAAAACAAGGACTAGATTTTGCTAGTCTTTTGGGAGCATTGGGGGTTGCTTGATGGCTGAGGTGAACTATGATGCTTTGTTGGCGGCGCAGATTCTTGAAGCGTTACGTTCCCTAGGTTTTTATGGTGCCAGCGACCTGAGTGGTCTGAGCAAAAAAGATGTTAACGATCTTCTAAAGGATTACTATAAGAACACTGCTATTCCTTTTGAGGAGCAGGACGACATTATTTCAGGCAAGTACACTAATGATGCTTTCATGTCTGAAGCATTAAATAGAATCGCCCAAGGTGATCTTCCTGAAACTGTAGAGAATTGGCTGTTTGACAACAATTATCCTACAACTGCCGAGCAGTTGGAGGATTTGAAAGATTACTCTAGTTTCGTTGAGAAACGTAACGAGTCTCAGCGTGAGCGAATGTTTAATCTTACTGGTCTTGCTGGCGAATATGGTTTGTCTGACCCGATGGCTAGGTTTGAAGTTGACCCTACGATTGCCGCTAACTATTTCCGTGTTGATGAACAGGGCAGGTCACGATCTGCTCCTGTTCTTGATGAGGCTGGTGCGGCACAGGCGGCATATCAAGATTATCTGACTATGAAGAAAACTGGTCAGGATACTTCTAATTTCAATATGATTGAGGCTATTAAGGAACGCCTTATTGCGTCGGCGTTTACGCCTCCTGGTACTTCTAGGGGTGGCGTAACATATAACGGTGTTTATTATCCCACAATGGAAGCATATCAAAATAAGATTCTTGCTGATAACGCTGTTGATATGCCTTATGATGGCAAAAAGGTTGAACCAACAAACATGCCATATGCGGGTGAGAAACCAGATATTTTGTTGATGGACAGTGAACAACAAAAACAACGTGACGAATATGCGAGTGGAACTTTTGGTCCTAGTATATCTTCTTTCTATGCTAGCGAGGCACCCACATTAGGGTCAAACAAACCTGTCCCCCCACCGCCACCGCAGGGCGCTAGAACTCCAGCACCCAGTAAAGGTTTTGACTACAGGGCTAACATGGTTAATAATGCTTCTATACGAGCGCAAAATGAAATGTTGAAAGATCAGATGGTTGCTACTGCGTTGCGTAACCGTTTGCAAACGAATATGGGGTCACCGTTTGAAATGGATATTGTTTCTGCTCAACGAGCGTTAGAACAGCGTGCCGCTTACGAAGCATATTTGGCTGAGGAACGGCGACGCAAGAAAGCGTTGGGATATTAAATGGTGACACCAAACAATTTTGATGCACTGAGAAACTTACAGCAGGCTCTTAGAACTAAGCCAGCAACCACCACTAGTGGTGTTCCTGGCGGTATCAGAAAACTTGGTGGCGTTAGCGCTGAGGTGCGTCAAAGTTCCAGTGAGTTGGATACTGCCAGGATGAACGCCGCCAAGAGAATCTTGGCTGACCCTATTGCACGGAAAAATAATCCCCAGTTTTTGTTGAAAGATTTGGAGAAGATTGCTAGGGGTGAGTCCACAGATGATGGCGGTATTCTTGGTGGTGTCGGTAGGATTGCTAAGGGCGCTTTGGAAGGTGCCGTTTATGCTTTGGGTCGTCCTCTTGCTGTGGTCGCTAGTGCTGGTAAAGAGGTTTCCGATATCGCCAGTGGTCAAGCCAGTGTAAGTGATTTTGTTAAGCAGGCTTTAGATAAGGACACTACTGTTTCTAAGTATCTGCCGAAGTCTGGTAACAGATGGTTGGATGGCATTATCGGTTTTGTGGGAGATGTTGCTTTTGACCCGTTGACTTATGTGACGTTTGGTGCTAGTGCTTATGCTGGTCGGGCTGGGCGGATGGCGTTGTCAACGAAAGCCGCCACGACAGAAGCATTACAGAAGGCTCCTAGTTTGTTGGCTAAGGTTAACGATGGCAGTATCGCCAGGTTGGGTGAGTGGGCTTTAACTAAGGCTGAGAAGGAAGCGTTGGACATTCAGTCTGGTGTCAGTTGGGCTTGGGGTGGCAAAGGTGTCATCGGCAAAGAAGGCACCGCATTGGGTAAACTCAGTGAGAAAACTGCTCTCGCTGTGGGTAAACCTTTCGCTCAGGTTCGTGGTGCCGCTGGTCGTTCCAAGGTGTTCAAACCTTTACAGGAGTTAACTACCCCTGGTTCCGTTAAGGCTGTAGGTCTATCTAGGTATGGTCGTGTTAAAGACCCTGATGAAGTTACTGATGTTGTCCGTAGGCTTGCTAGTGCTACTGGTGCCACTCATGCTAATGCGGCTGGGCGTATGGTGCAGTTGAAGTTTGGTTCTAGGGGT